TCAAAGCGTAGCCACCGGCGCAGTTCATCACGTATTGATTTCTCATTTGGCGTGTCGTTGCTATCGTTTATGGGACGACCATCAAGAGATGATTGATCCTGTTGTTCGGTTTCTTTTCGATCATACTTATCGTCCAACATTTGATAATCGACCCCCTCCGGCAGGTCGATGCCGAGTATCTGCGCGGCTATGCTGGGACGCATGCCGGCCGAAACATAGTTATAGTAACTATCAGAGCGTTGTTCTTCGTCCTCCTGAAAAATGTCCAGTTCATCAAAAGCAAATTCCATTTCCATGCCAAACATCGGTTTGAGCAATTGAGTGTTGATGGTACGAGCCAGCTTATCACCCCGCGGTCGGATGGTGTCCTGCCAGAACGACATCCGGTGTTCTTTTGCCGTAGCGTAGTTGCTGGCATCCTCGAGCATGGTAATCGGTATACCAAACGCCCAGGCGATATTACGCCGCGCCTCGATGGACAACTCCGGCATAGCTAGATCGCTGATCGGCTGCGATAGCACCTTTGGATCAATTTGTTCCGTATTGATGGCAATGGTACGAAAGGCATTTTTTATACCGCTGGTAATCCGTTTGAAAAATCCCTCTACGCGCTCTTGCTCTTCTTTGCTGCTCAATCCCTGGATGCCCAGTAGTGTAACTGGCATTGCTCCATGTTCGAAAAACACATTGGCGAACTGTGTCATGTAGCGCATCAGACCAGAGGACGACAACGATACGCCGGTGGCAGATATTCCCTCTCCGACATCGTTCGACGGATTGAAATCTCGGAAATACACCATATCCTTGCTCGTCCACGGACCGGTATTGCGCGTGGCCTTATCCTGTGTGAATACCAACTCGCCTGTTTCGGTTAATTTGACGCTCATCGTGAACGGATTGAGCCACTGCACGCCATCGGTCAGCCGGCCAGCCTTGTTCGACCGTTTCAGCCAGTACGCCGATCCGTTCAGTAGCATAGCTGCTTCTGTCATCCAAATGAGGTCGCTCAAATCCTGCGGTAACGGCCATTCTACTTCTTTCCGGTTGTCTGGATCATTAGATGATTTATAATAGACATGGATTGGACAGCTCGTCAGTGTATCACAACGCAAATTGATACACCGGAAGATCAGCGGAACGCTGGCAAATGCAATTTGCTCATTGTGCAGATGCTCGCCTTCCATGAGCGCCTCAGCCCATGCCGGTATGGTCATGATAGCTTTTATGTTTTTCCCGATATCAATTTGTTTAGTACTATATACTTTTGTAGATGTCATGTAATCCCCCTAAACCTCGAACAGTACGGATGCGCCAGAGTCAGCAGTCCTCAACATCAATGCCCTAGCCATGACTGTATCATCGTGCATCCCATCAGGCGCCGAGTATTGGCTCCGGCCAGTGATGGCCGATACCTTGCGCTCATACGCCTCCAGTTCGCCAGTCCAAACTAGGTCTGACTGGAACTGCCACTCTGTTTTTTCCAGTGCCAATGCCAAATTTTCAATCAATGGCGGTTTTGTTTGTGCCGTAGTCTGAAATCCAATCACAGGCAGTCCCGACCGTTGCAATTCTTCAAAGTTCGGTTCCCCGATGCTGTTTAACTCAACCAGGGCGCGGGTTATATGCCACTTGTCGCATAGGGCTTTTAGCCGCTCGCGCTGGTAGTGATAATCGATCTTATTAAATCTGTCCCTGGCCAACTCCACCTTACAGGTAGCACAACCAACAGACAGGGCAGTATAGTCATGCTGTTTGCCCCAATCCACGCCCATCACTATCTGGTGTCCGGCGTGATCCTCTGGTCGTGCATCCATCGGTGCGTGCATACAGGCGTAGATATTGCGGAACACTGCGCCCTCTCCCTCCAAAAACTCCGCGAGTATTTCCTGCCGGTAGGCTTCGTCGGTCATGTCCTCGCGTAGGTCGGCTAACGCAGATGCAGACAAATATGTGTTGTCCATGCTGGTAAAGTGCCAAGCTTGCCAGCGTTTAGTGTCGTCTGCCAGCGCGCGTTGATACATCAAATAAGCGTGATTCCTGCGGTTGGGTGTAAAAATAAAAACTGCATCTCCATTGTTATCCGCAAGCATAGGCATACCAACCAGTTCCCACGCGTCCGGCTCCATAAAACTATACTCATCCAGTATCAGCAGGTCTGCAAAATCTCCACGCAAAGTATCAGCATCATGCGCTGTTTTGCACCTAATACGTCCGCCGTTCGGAAACTCTAACAAGCGGTCGGTTTCGTTTTTCCTGATCACTTTCTGTGCAATGGGTTCAGCAAAATAGCCCTTGACACTCTCCCAAAACGCGTTGGTCTGATCTGATACAGGCGCTGCCTCCAACACTCGATGCCCATCCATTGCCCGCATGGCAGCTAGCATAGACGCCCCAGTCGTTTTACCACCACGCCGTCCAGCGACAATAATTTTGCGTTTTGCATTACTCTCGATAAACGCGCGTTGTTTATCATGGGGTCTCGGTAGGGTTATTTGATATTCCATCAGCATATTTCACAATAAATTCAATATCTTTACCGTCTGTGCCGGTTACTTCTTGTCTTTCTATATATCCCCTGTGTTTTGCTTTCGTCTTTAAAAAGAAAATAATAGCTGTAATATTTCCCTTGCCTATCTGCTCCATCAGTTTAGTTTCCACGAAGTCAATGTTGCTCTCGTTGGCTTCTTCGTATGCGTCCTTGATGGTCGGATAGCGTGTCATGTATCGGTAAACAGTTGTCCGCGAACAGCCCAACTTCCGCGCTGCAACGGTCAAGATGCCTTTAGCGTCCTGGATAGCGTCTATCATTTGTTTAGCGTTGTATTGTTCAGCCATCTATCAACTCTGGTTCTCCACCCGTAGCGTCAACCCATCGCTGTATTGATACAGCACAATAAGCGGGTGATATTTCAATAGCACGACATTTGCGGGAGAGGCGTTCGCAGGCGAGAATATCTGTGCCGCTTCCACAAAATGGCTCGTAAACCACATCCCCCTCATCAGTGTGATTTAATATTGCATTAGCGGGTAATTCAATCGGTTTCATGGTCGGATGTTCTGCACTATGTCGCGGTTTATCCACATGCCATAATGACGTTTGGAAGTCCCCGCGCTTATATCGTTTATGAGTTTTGACCCAAGTGAATAATATTGGCTCGTGCTGGTACTCATAATCTAATCGGCCAAGCGAAAATGTAGGACTATTCTTAGCCCAATTAAGAACATGTTTTATCTCTAATCCGGCGTCCATCATCATCATCATCATCAGTCCGAGTGAACCACCTTGAGGTGAACACACAAACACAGAGCAGTCATCAGCAAGATATTCTTTTGCTAACTTAAACGCCGATAAAAGCATGTCGCGCAAGTCAGACTCAGACGCGGTATCTGATTCGATGTCTGTTAAATTCCTTCCAGCCTTCTGGAAGGAATTTAACATCCTATTCTTTGCACCAATATCTACTCCATAAGGTGGGTCTGTAAATAGCAGGGTCGCCTTCTCTTCCCCCATCACTCTATCCACAACCGCCTTATCCGTGCAATCCCCGCAAATCAACCGATGCTCGCCCAACTTCCACAACTGTCCTGTTTTCACACCCCACTTCTCGCGCAGTTCTTCCGCCTTGTCTATCTGCGGTTCGGCGTCCTCTACCTCTTCCTGATAACCGAAGTCCAGCCCTGTCAGTTCTTCTTCCGTAAAGCCCCAGTCAAGCAACTCCATCGCTTCAAACTCATTTGCCAACACGTCCCAATCCCACGAACCGCTGTTCTTATTCAGGCGGATATTCAACTCCGCCACTTCTTCATCAGTCAGCGTTCTGTCAGGTATGCGGACATCCACCTCGTAATTCGGGTCTGCTTCCGCAATCATCTGCAATATGCGTTTGCGCTGGTGACCTCCTATTATCAAGTTGTCGGTATTCACGACCAGCGGATCAGCAACACCAAACTTCTCTAATGACCGCTTGATATGTTCAGCGTCATGCTTTGATAGTTGACGCGGGTTTCTGCCCCACTCTATCAGGTCGCTCAGTTTTCGCTTTTCAGTATGCCAGGTTATCATGTCTTTTTAATGTGTCCAGTTGTAACTAATTCGGCCAAGCGTTTCAGTTTCCGATTCGGGCAGGTCTAACTCAATACGGATTCCTTAGTGTCGTAATCTAACGAGTAGATGTTATCAGTCATTCATCATCCTCATCGAGAAACGCCCCATGCGCCCATTCCTCAAGCGCATCCAACTCATCTTGTCTTTCAAATGGTTCTCCCGTAATAGAGCAGTCCAATTGTTCGGCGCGTAGCCGAATTGCGTATGCGAATACTATTTCAAATGGTTCATCCATTCTCCACCTTTACCTCAACCTCTCCGCCCTCGCTGTCCTCCACCCTCACCCGCACATAGCTCGCTGCCGGAATATACGTACCATACTCACAGTTATGACCCTCGCACA